CGACCCCTGCTCCCTGATCCTGACGAGGGCAAGATGAAGATCATTCAGTCCGGCGAGCCGATCGGAGAAGTCCTCCCTCTTGCCCTCGCCAAACAGCATTGCCGCGTCCGTCATTCCGACGATGACACGGTGATCCAGCACTATATCGCAGCCGCCGTGGATTGGGTGGAAGAGGCGTGCCAGACGGTATTCCTCGAAACTCCATTCACGGCGACTGGCGATGCCTTTGAGCTTGATTTTGCCGGATATCCAAATCCGGTCATCACCTCCATCAGCTTCATCGACCCGCTCGGCGTGGCTGGGACGGTAACGGATTGGGGATTCAGGGACGGCAAGCTCTATGTCGAAGACAAGCCGGAGGTTTCGACGGTTTCCGTGGTTTTCAAAGCGGGTTTGGGTGCAGGCAATATTCCGCCGAAGCTCGTCCAGGCGGCGTTGATGCTGACCGCCAGCTTCTACCTGCAAAGGGCTGATCTGACGACCGATCCGGCCAATAGCGTGCCGATGGGCGTCCGCTCGATGATCGCCCAGCACCGGAGCTTCGTGTTCGCATGATGGACGTCGGCAAGATGGATTACCTTGTCGTGTTCGAGAAGCCGACGAAGGTCTCTGACGGGCATGGCGGCACCGTCAACGGATGGGGAAACCCAGTCACAGCGGACGCGGCGTTCAAGTTTCTGCGCGGTGGCGAGGCGGTTCAGGCAGCGCGACTGGCGGGCCGGCAGCCGATCGTGGTCACGGTGCACGACAATTCGCAGACAAGGGCGCTCGGCACTTCCTGGCGCATGCGGGATGCGCGCACCGGCCTGATCTACAATATCCGCAGCGGACCCGTCCCCAGTGGCAACCATCAATATCTTGAGTTCACGGTCGAGGGCGGCGTTGCCACATGAGCGTTTCCGTCTCCCTCCAAGATCTCATCCTCGCAAAGCTCCAGGCAGATCCGGGCGTGACTGCCATCGTGGCTGATCGCATTGTCGATGGTCCTGACGACAGCACGCTGTTCCCGTACATCAGCTTCGGTCCCATGGACTTCGCCCCCGACGACGCGGACTGCATCTTCGGCCGGGAAGAGACGGTTCAGCTTGACTGCTGGAGCCGTGACCAGGGGCGGAAGTGGCCATGCAAGCAGCTCGTCGACGCTGTGAAATCCGCGCTACATGAAGAAGATGCTGACTTGACGTCCGGCGCTCTCGTCCAGATGCGCGTTACGCTGGCGCGCGTACTGGATGATCCAGACGGCATCACGGCCCATGGCGTCGTGCAGGTCACTGCTACCATAGAGGAATAGATCATGGCTCGCGTGAAGTTTACCGCAGATTTCGATTACAAACCGAAAAGCCAGGTCACCATTGGCTATAAGGCTGACACGGAGATGACTGTGCGGCGTGAGTGCGCCGATGCGGCCATTGCAGCTGGTAAGGCTGTTGAGGTCGATCTGGTCGAAAAGGACGCAGCGGCGGAATGACCGCCAAGATTATCGGGCTGCAGAAGCTTCAACGAAAGCTCGACGCTCTTCCTCAAAAGGTGAAAACCCGTATTCGCGGGGCAATGGAAGAAGGCGCTGCCGAGATCGTCGCTATGGCGAAGTCTCTGGCGCCGGCGGATAGCGGGACGCTGCGGGATAGCATCGGCTGGACGTGGGGAAGAGCACCGAAGGGTGCCATGACCCTCGGCAAGGTGCAGTCCGTAGGTGGCGACCTTACCATCACGGTTTACGCTGGTAACAGCGAGGCATTCTACGCGCGCTGGGTCGAGTTCGGGACTGCGGCACATACTGCAGGCGGCAAGTTCGCCGGGGCAGACATCCCGGCGATACCGGCACAGCCATTCTTCTATGTGAGCTTTCGGACGCTCCGTCGCCGCGCCAAGAGCCGCATCACCAGATCTATCAACAAGGCCGCCAAAGAAGTGGCGTCAGGCCGATAGTCGCTCTCGTGCGGTTCGCCGCTCATCCCTGCCATAAAGGAGAAATACCATGGCACCTCCCGTCACCGCGCGCTTTGGAAAATTCCGGGTTTTGCTCGGAAACAGTGCTGTTCCCATCGTCTACGCAGCTCCCTGCGGCTTCACCTCGAAGTCCCTCAACCTGGGAAAATCGCTGTCGGAAGTTTCCATTCCGGACTGCGACGACCCAGATAAGCCGATCGTTATCGGTCGCGACGTTGAAAGCACCACAGCCTCCGTCTCTGGCGAGGGTGTGCTTGCGGCTTCTGCGCTGCCGGTATGGTTGGAGGCTTACAAGAGCGCGGACTCGGTACCTGTAAAAGTCGAGGTCGAGTTTTCAACCGGTACACTGACGTTCACCGGGAGGATGCACCTCGAGTCGCTTGAGATCGGCGCCGAACAGGGCGGCCGAGTTACGATCTCAGTAACTCTTCAGTCTGATGGCGAGCTCGTCGATACGGACACGTTTGTATAATGAGCCGGAACGCCTCAATCTCATTTCCATGGGCAGATGGCAACTTCACGTTTCGCCTCGGCTGGGGCGAACTGGAAGAGCTGCAGGAAAAGACCGACGCAGGGCCATACGTTGTCCTGCAGAGGCTCCACAACGGCACATGGCGCGTACAGGATATCTCAAACGTCCTGCGCATGGGCCTTATCGGCGGTGGCATGACGCCCGATCACGCGCTGCAGAAGGTACGCTTCTACGTCGAGCAGCGTCCCCCTATGGAGAGCGTTCATCATGCCCTGGCAGTTCTCTCTGCGGCTCTAATGGGGGCACCAGATGAAAAGCTGGGGGAGCCCGAAGCGCCAAAGCGGAAGAGGGGCAAAAGGTTGACGACCTCCCGAACGGCAAAATCCGGTTTGGCGCCATCTACGGAACAGGGGCCGCAATAGGATACTCACCTCAACAGGTGAGGGCCATGTCGATGTGGCAGTACATGGCCGCCATCAACGGCTACATCCAGGCGAACACGGCCGATGACGGGAAGCTTTCGAGCTCCGAAGTAGACGACGTTTGGCAGTGGATGCAGGAGAAGGATGCAGTATCTCCTGCATAGCGGCAACTAGCCGCCCATAAGGCTATCCGGAAGGCAGGTTATGGAACCTTTGCCTGCCTTCTCATTATAGCTGCCGAGTGCTTCAGCTACTGCTTTCAGTTCTTTTTTCCGAACTTCGCACTCTGCCTTCGAAAGCCCTTTGGCAGATACCCGTTCATGGTTCCCGATCGCATGTACCAAGCTGTACGTCTCGGCGGCAGCGGCCTCCGCGGCGTGGGCAGCACTTCCTGTCGCGATAGCCATGTGTAGCGCTACCTGACGCCAGTTCCGATGAAACATTTGAGCAATCCTTATTCCTAGCGGTACGTCTCCGCTCTCGAACGTATGAGAACCAACGCATGGCCGCAACCGACCTCGAACGTCTGGTGGTGCAGCTCTCGGCTGACATCAAAAAGTACGAGAACGCCATGAGCCGGGCCCAGGGTGTGACCAACCGCCGTCTTGGCGCGATGCAAAAGCAAGCGACCACTAGCAGCCGAGCGATCGCTGCATCGTTTGCTCGGACCGGCTCCCAAATCGCCGCGGCCTTTTTGGCGTCCGAGGTCGTTCGGAGTGCCGTCACCTTGTCCGATGCAGCGACCCGGATCGACAACTCGCTCAAAGTGGCCGGACTGTCTGGTGAGGAGCTTGAGAGGGTTTATCAGCGGCTCAGTAAAGCGGCAGTGGAAAACGGGGCGCCAATCGAGACGTTGGCGGCACTGTACGGCAAAGCCGCACAGAATCAGAAAGAACTGGGCGTCACGACCGAGGAACTGATCGGGTTTACCAACAACGTGGCTCTCGCCCTCCGCGTAGCGGGGACAGACGCCGCGTCAGCCAGTGGCGCTCTATTGCAGCTTGGGCAGGCCCTTGGCGCAGGCAAGGTGCAGGCAGAAGAATTCAACTCGATTCTTGAAGGGGCACCGACGATAGCCCAAGCCGTGGCGGCCGGACTGAAGGAAGCTGGTGGCTCAGTTTCCCGGCTTAAGGGCCTTGTAGTCGACGGGAAGATTTCGTCGGAAGCTTTCTTC